TTTATGCAACCGTTCGGCTGATCCAGTAAGGTATACTGATTTTGACATCTTGTTATTGTGAATAACATCATTATCGCCTGTTCTATTGTGACAGACAAAACAATAGGTGTGCCCATCAGTATACAAAGAGTTTGCATCTGATGAGCCACAATTGCCGCAAGGTATATGCCTCACGAACTCGCTAGTTAGATTAACCATTCGAGTGGAATATTATGGTAAGCCGTCCATGGAATGTCATGTTTATCACACCACATTGCATACGTTGTCTTACTTTTTTTATTTATTTTATTATAGGGTGATTGGAATACCATCCGCAAATCTAATTCCGGATTATCCTTCTTAACTGCAAGGATCTTACGTCTGTCTGCGGGATCCCAGTATCCTTTTGTTTCAAGGTGTACATAGTTTGGCAGAATAAAATCAGGAGTATAATTGTGCTGAATGGTATAAGGAACCTTAGTGGATTCATATTCAAATGATATACCAAGTCCTTGAAGTAGCTTTGCAACTTGCTTCTCGAGACCTGATCTATACTTAGAAGTCTTCTTCGTCATTGGTGGTGGTAGGTGTTACATTAGGATCACCAGTTTTGAATCCAGATGTTGTACCGAATAACTCAGCTACTGCATCAGCATCTAAGTCACCTGTATCTACACCTGCCTCACCTTTTACTGAGATAACTTGAACACCAACCAACTTAAGGCTGCTACCATAGGTAACCCCATCCCTAAGAATATATGGCTTTTGATAGAAACCCAATTTAACAGTAGATCCTGCATATAATGGAGTTTTGGTATCAGTTAATTGTACGCCTTCTGTATCTACAACAGGAGGTCTATTGTTCTCATTCCAAGAGAACTTAATTTTATATTTACCTTCAGAGACTTCTTCCCATGGCTCAGGTTTGAGCGTGGATCTCTTAGGATTCTTGAGCTTGGACTCTGCCCATTTAAGGACATCAGACCTCTCAGTTTCTAGCTTGTCGATAATTTTATTATCAACCACAGCCGAGAGTGAATAACCAAACTTACTAGGTTCTAGTATGGCTTGGAAACCCTCAAGTACTACAGGTTTGTCAGTCTTGTGAATAGTTCTACTCACCGGTTAATGCCTCCTCTAGGGATTTAGGTTCGAGCTCATTAGATAGCTCTTCTCTGTACTCTGTGAGCTGTTTAATACGCTCGTCGAGTGAATCTAATTGTTTTTGCTTTTGCTTCCTCTCAGCCTCTTTCAGCCTCTCCTCAGAGACAACTACTATAGTAGGCGGTGAAAAGAAACTATCGAATAATGAATAATGGTGCATTTAACAGAAAAAATATGTGGAATCAATTACTGACTCTGGTTTAAGATCGTCAATAATCGGTGGTTCAGTCTCCGCTCCTATTTGTTGAGCAAAGTCTTTTAGGTAATCATGTTCAGCGAATAAGTGCATGTATGTTTCCCTGACTATAGTAGACAGTAAAGACATATCTGTAGCTCTACATAAAACTGAATCATGTATTAGTGCTATGGGTTCGTTAAAACGTTTAATACTTAAGTGTAGTAATGAAGCATCTAGTGAATGGATAAGGTTAGGTGCTGTTGCTGCTTTATGCCTAGTTTTATCTACTTCCTTTTCATCTCCAGTAGCTACTTTTAATTGACAGCGACCTAATAGTTTAAGGTCTATAACTTGTATCTTCTTTTTCATTAAACGTTGAGATACTACAAATCCAGATGGTGTAGTCCATTCTAACTCAGTAGATCCTCGTTTAATAGCTTTTGATACTTCATCTTCAATCCATTTCATAACTGCCATTGGACCGGGTACTACTTCAGACATAGCATCCCTTACAGCTCTAACAGTTAAAGTGAGATCATCTTTATCTATCTCTATACCTTTATCTTTCAGTGCGTCCCTAATGTAACCTCTATTTGAGAATGGTTTAGCATTATAGGGTATGGTCATAACGGTTCTTTTGACTACCTTCCTATCCATGTATTCTTTAATAGAATCTGGACAGTTAGGTTTACATTTCTCCGCAACAACTTTATATGCGTCTTGTGGTCTGTCAGAAGGCAACACATTGACGAGTTGTGCTGTACTACGGTCTCTCGCAAGTCCAGCGAGAATCTGAAGACCACTACATGTAGCGTCGGTGGCTACACATAGCCGTGTATGCGTCCTTGATTTAGTAATGACACAATTGTAGTATTCCTCACATGCAGCAAGGAACTGCCAAGGTTCCTCAGCACCTTCCCAATCAGGTAGGTTACCAATAGGATCAGTGGCGACACGTGTTATTGTGAATAGGTTATCCTTAACCCATTGCTGCCTCTCATCCCATGTATGTTTATCCAGACCATAACAGGTACTGACTTGGAAAGCTAACCATTTAATTGCATCAGATGTGACAGGAGCTGAATCAGCGAAGACCAAAAGTGATTTACCGAAATCAGTATCTTGTGGTGTGAGAAACGCGGGTATAGGATAAGACCTACCTCTATAGTCAAAAGACCAAGGTATATAAAACCTCTCACGATTCTTAAACCTCTTTACTGCTTCCATTGTCATACGAGTACGACAAGATCTCCTTACCTCTTGTGCTTGTGTATTTAATATTACCGCAGCTCTTCTTCTGTAATCTTTACGAGAGTCCTTGTTCTCAGCTATATCTACAGGTTTAGGTGGTAAGTTATAGTGGATAATAGGGAGGAATTTCCCAACACTAATTTCTTTCTCTAGTAAAGTCTCAGCGACTTCTACTATAAAGGGATTTAGTTTATATCCTACCTTCTGTATCTTGTTCAGAAAGGCTAGTGGCGTTTCTCCCTGTATACGGTAGTGGTTGCCTCTTCTAACCAAGTCGTGACCACACATAACTTCATTAAGAATGTAACCTCCCTTTTCTTCATTACTCCAATCCTTTGGTGGCACTAGCATTGGCCAAGCTAAAGGCGAGAATAATTCAGCATTAGCCATTACCTCGTCCTTGATGTCCAAAAACTCAGCAGTTGGTAACACATGTATAACAGTTTTGCGTCCTTCTCTTAGTTTAGCATGAGTAAACCAACCACTAGATGCCATTATACACTCTAATAGCCAACCTCCTAACTTAATACGTATCTCTCTACCCCAAGGCGCCCATGGAGCTACATCATAGCGATTCATCAAAGTCTTAATCACGACTATCTTTTGATGTGTCCCTATTGATTTATGCCAATAGTTCTTTTTAAGAGTAGCTAATAATGCAGGTACTTTAGTCTCATAATGTCTCATTTGACACTCCTCCTCGACAGCTTGGCCTATAGAATCACATACATTAGTTAAATAGTTACTACCTTCCTTAAAGCTAAAGACTCTATCAAACGTAACCTTACAGGCTATTGCAGCAGCAGCTAAAGGTTCTAAATCATTGAGATACTTATGTATTTCCTTGAATGTTTTACCATTTTGACGTTCGTGTATCCGACTGTTAGTATCTTTAATACGGTCAATAACTAAAGGTAATAATGTATCAATAGATGCAATACCATAAACTGAAGCTGAAGCATAGCTTTTATCTTCAAGCTTTATTGTATTATCATGTAGTGCTTTAAGTCCTTGACTTCTCTGCGTTCTTTCTAGTTCTAGTTGCTCATCAATCAAGCTCTCTTGTGTAGGTGAGGTCGTGGATTTCATCATTAATTTGGTCAATAAGAAGTTTTCTTACCTCATCATAATGAGGATGATCTTTATCAAGCATATCTAATGCTTGCTTTTCATACTTGTAGATGTCTTCCATAGTTTTAGAACTCATAATTCTCCTCTATAAGTGTAGGAATCATTTGGGTGACTTGATCTTTAGTGCATACAATGAATTCACCTTGTCCAAGTGCCATTAGTTGACGTGCTTTACGTTCACCTGCACTTAAACGTTTGTAAACATGTTCGGTTATCTTCCCAGTTGTGTAGTTTTCCTCACGAATAACACATGCTATTGATGAAGGGATCTCCCAACCAGCAATCTTCCAGTCCATGAATTCATCATATTCAATAGATTCAAAGGCTTCAACTGGTGCGTCCTTGAGTGCCTTCCAGTTGTTAGGATAGTAGGGCTTCTTCTTAGGCATCATAAATCGGTGTAACGTTTACTAGATAGTCATCCATAAGGCAAGCCTCTTCATATGCATCATAGGCGATCTCATACACGTCCTTGTTAGTGTCCATGATAAAATCACGTCCAGATGATAGCTCAACATGATACTTCATTGGTGCGTCCTTGTCTTGTTATTGTGAAAATGTAAAAAATGATACATTATTATTGATAGTGATTCTCAATAGCAATGAGACTGATGAGACAGACGCCGGATGAGCGCCTGCCTCTTTGCTCTAGCTTGCCGCAGTGCTTGCGGTTTCAGTTTCCTTTTTGGTTGCTTCTTTGAATGCTTTAACCAGTTTGGAACTCTTTGACTGTTTGAGTACATATTCAAAGTACCGTTCAATGAATGTATTTACATCATCCTTGTCTATACCTTCAAGGTGTACGCTGTCTTCAAAGTCATCTGATATCCTTAGAGTGTCGTGATCTGCACAATACATTAAGGATGGATTTCTAAAGAAGAATTCATAGTTAGTTGTTGGCTTAAGCATGATTAAAATGGGTGAATTGGTTAAGGTTTAAAGTACTTATTAATTACTTCTATCTGGTCGTGATAGCGGGCGATCTTATCCAGCTCTTGTCCGATTGCCTCAGTAATGTCTGAGTGCTCTCCTATGCCCGCTGGATGCTCGAGGTATACAAGTACATTAGCTTTGTGTTTCTCGACCTCTCCATGCGCGTGGGCTAGCGTAGCGCGTATTAATTCTTCTTTCATTATCCGAAGGTTCTAAAGTTGTAATGTGTTCTCATTGG